TTCGCAAAGGAGATGAGGATCGGCGCGAATTGGCTATGTGTTGACCGAACTGGAAACGGAGCAGGAATCCACGATGCGTTGAAGTCACTTTACGGAAGCGAAGTGATGGGAGTCAATTATTCATGGGCTAGTTCCGAAACCCATATCTTGGGAGATGACACACAACGCGCAAACGAATTGTATTCAGGAGTTGTTACAGAACTGATTTTCGGACTTGCTAAATACCTAGAGTTTGAGTATCTAAAAATATCACCTAGTTTCCGTACCGAGGAGTTGGTTCGTCAAGCAACTTCTCGCAGGTACAAACAACAGGGGCAGGGATTGGTACGAGTCGAGAGCAAAGGGGACTTCGTTAAACGGACTAGGCAAAACTCTCCAGACGCTCTGGATTCCCTGTCCCTGCTGGTCTATTTGATGAGGCAACGAGGTGGAGTTGTTGCCACGATGACAGAACCAAAACCAGAAAAGTTTGTTTTCCAGAAAAAACACACTGGAATTGAAAGTTATGAATTCGTTGATTTCAGCAATTAATTTGATAAATAAGTAAGAATTTCCTTGCAAACCTTACAAAACTGACGTAAAACTCAAAAATTCATGGCAAAACCGATAATTGGAATGATCCCGCCGGGGGGTTGGCATTACTACGATGGTGATGCAAAGCTCACTGGTCATAGCTATGACAACTTGATTGAGGTTGTCACGAATTTCCGTGCCGAAAACCATCTGCCAGTTGGTGACATTGAAGGTGATGTCAATTCGTACATCTGTAGCAAGAACCCTAATTTCTGTCATGGAGTGGACATGGTGGTTGTAACATCCGTGAATACTCCTAGCCAAAAGACAGAGTTGCTAAATGACGTTACGATCTGGGCTAAAAATGTTATCAATTCTTCAAAAGAAGTAGCACTTGTATCCAGTGAGCTAGCAGAGCAACGCGCAAAGATTTGTCTTAACTGCAAACAAAACGTCCAATGGAAAAGCGGTTGTGGTGCTTGCGTAAAGGCAACGGAAAGATTAAGTGCAAGCATTAGACAGGCAAAAGAAACCAAGACATCAAAGGCATTGGGTGGTTGTTTGTTACTGCGTCACGACAACAAATCCGCAGTTTTCATGTCCCGCGACAGCATTTCCCCATCAGACAATTTGCCAGTAGATTGCTGGCTAAATCTCAAATAATATGGCAGATACAACTAAACCAATTCCAGCAGAAATCACAAACGTCTACGCATCGAAAGCTGCGCGGATTATGAAAAACTCTGACAAGCAGAGGATTTCTGAATTGGAGATTGTTGATGATAACGCTACTGGTGACGTTGTAAATCCAGACACATTGCAGGTTAAACGGACGTTTAAAGACTGCCAGCAAGCGCATTCTGCATATCGTAGGTTGAAGCAACAGAATGTTGAGCGCAATCGCAAAAACCAATTGATTCAGAAGAAGTTAAATAATGAACCTCCGTATAGTGCGAAAAAACTGGAAAGCATGGGTCAGAATTGGCGTAGTAATCGTCCAACTGGGTTTTTGTCTACGATGGTTAGCCGTTTACAACCACCATTTAAGCAAGTAATCGAGCAATCACCGACACTTACATATTCCAAGTTTCCAATGGAGGGTGTTAGCGAGGAGCAAAAGACAAAAGTGTTCCGTGAAGAGATCACAAAATGCATCAGAGGATGGAAAGGTCACGATGATCTAGTTGCACAGGTTACGCATGAGAATACCACATTTGGTTTTTGTGGAGTATGTTGGGATGACGTGCGTGACTGGAAACCTGAGTTCCTGCGTCAAGATTATACGTTTTTCAGCATCGAGACTCCGCAAGAAGCCGATTCAACTCCTATTTGGGGAAGGAAGCGTCGATACCAGATTGCGGAATTACTTCCAGTGCTGGAACAACCGAGACTTTCTGTGCTTGCAGGTTGGAATATCAACAATCTGATTAAGGCAATTAATAACGCAACACCCGCTGGGAGAACGCTTGATTCTGACGATGATGCTAGACGCTACGAGGATTGGATGCGCGAAGGATCCTATGGTGCAAGCTACGAGAATGACGCAAAGTATGTTGAACTTGGTGAGTTGTTGATTCGTGAACCCACTGGTAAGATTTCGCGTTATCTTTTCGATGACAAAAGCGGAGATGAAATCTGCACACAATTGGATAGATACAACAGGATGTCGGACACAATTGCGCTATTCTCTGTGGAGATTGGCAGTGGCGCATTGATGTCATCCCGTGGTGCAGGACGTGATCTATACAACACGCATATTGCTATCGACAAAGCGAGAAATCTCATTGTCGATAACTCATATTTGCGCGGGATGCTATTACTTAAGAAAGGCCCAACCGCTAAAACAGGCATTCCTCCGCTTCAAGTAATGCATCCCGTAGCATATGTGGCAGAAGGATATGACGTAGTTCAGTCTGCAATTCCCGCTGATGTGGAAGATTTCATCAAATTGGATCAATTCATGAGTGGATTGGCTGAGATTCAGATGGGAACCTTCCTTCCATCCTCTGTGATGAACATCACGGGTGGAGATAAGACCGCATCCGAGGTGAATCGCATTGCCGCTGTTGAAAATCAGATCCGCGAAGGCATTTTAATGCGATGGGTTAAACAATATTCCAAGGCAGTAGAACGTATGCAACGTGGAATTTGCCATCCAGAACATATTAAAGCTGCATCTGAGCTAAAAACACAGATTGATTTCGCTCGTCTTCAGAACCCAAACGCAATGTGGGCAAGAAAAGAGGTTGTAGAGGCATTTGAACAGGCGCAATCTGAGATTCCATCGTTCCTAGTGCCATTTGAGATCCCTAGACACCTCGATGAAGAGGCAGTTTCGTGCGTTTTAGCCATGTTGGAGCGTAATTTACCTCCTAGCGACATTTTGCTGATGGCATTCTCTCCAGCAGAGGAACTTCTTCCACAAACCGAGGGTCAGGACGCTGCAATTCTTGATCTTCTGATCCAACGCTACACTGGAAACCCAAATATCAACCAAGATGAGCTAATGAAGCTTGATTGGAGTCGAAAAGTGGGTGAATCTATCGCTAACCAAGTCATCCTTCCGAAAGATCAGGTTGAGGCAGTGGCAATTGAGGCTACACGCGCACAGATTATCGAGCTTCAGAGCATTATCTCAGGTGAGGACATTCCAGTCTCTCCACGGGACAATGATATTGTTCATATCAATACAATCATGGAGAAGCTATTCCCGCTCATTGCATCTGCTCCAGCAGGGTCTATGCCTCCAGAGATGCTTAAACCCCTACAATCGGCAGTACAGCACTTTATTGGTCATATTCAGAACGCTGAAGCGAAGGGTGCAGATAAGAAGCAGATTGCCGAATACAAAAAGGCAGTTTCCGAGGCAATTACGCACCTCACAGCAGGACAAGCACCAATTTCAGAAGGTGATTTATTTCCAGCAGCAGCAGGTGGTGGCGGTGGCGGCGGTGGACGTAGACCATCGACTGCACAGGCCACCGCAATGGGAGAAGCAGTTGGAACACAAAATCCCTCACAAAATAACGCAGTCAACCAAGTTGCTGCACCACCTAAACCAGTAACAGCAGGATAATAATATTATGCCAGACCGAGCCAAAATGATTAGCCAACTTGCTTCCAAAGCAAAAATGGATCCATCGTCCGCAGTAAAAGAAAAAGACGTTAAACTTATGAAAAAAGTTGAACCTCTTCCAACTCCTAAAGACAAAGAAGCGGAAGTTGAAGACTTGCTTTCCGAATCCGAAATGGAAATGGAAAAGAAAGCAGAATATGCATCAAAAGAAAAGGCAAATTATGATCGCATTAAAAAACAAGGCATGAGCGACCAAGGCATTGTAAATTTGGATCAACTTGCTGCCGCTGGCAAAAAGGCTTACCGCAAGGTTAAATCCAAAGTTAAGTCGATGATGGAATAAAATATATTAATAAATAAATATGAAATGGGAAGAATCTGACGCATCACGTCTTCGTGACTACGACAAAAAAACAGGAAGTCGATTGCGTTTATATTTACGCAGCCGAATTCCTTTCATAACGGAAGTTTCCGTCGAAGGAGTTGCAATGCAAGCAATGTTGAAGCAAGGATTTGAGATGGCATTGCGAGAAATTGAAGATTGCGTAAACTCTTCAAATGATAACGCTGATCCCAGCGCAGGTAATTACACGTCGATGTGACGGAAAAAGTACCTAGTATTTACGTCAAATTATATGGCAGAAATCAAACCAAGATTCAGTAAAACAATCACTAACAAGGCAACTGGTCGAACGAGGACAGTTGAATACGGGCAAGCTGGAAAAGCCAAGGATGGCAAGGATCGTATTCGTCCACTCACAAAAAAAGCGGACGCATATTGTGCTAGAAGCGCAAATATTAAAGGTGATTGGAAAGATGATTCCAATAGCCCAAACCAGTTAAGCAGAAAAAAATGGCGTTGCAAAGGTGAAAAGTCTATGAGATAATAATTTCATGGTTGAATTACAGAAATCTTATATTGTAGAAGGGCCAATAAAAGAAGGCAAAAGAACATTCTATATGTGCAAATGCCCATCATGTGGAGATATTAGAAAAGTAAGAAATGACTCTATACACAGAATTAAAAGTTGTCACCCATGCCATCACAAAACCACTAGGCCACCAAAACCTAATGGTGATTTTGAATGGTGCAATAAATGTAAGCAATGGAAAACATTTGGTGATTTTTGCTTTAGGAGTGATGGAAAAGTAAGATCATGCAAAGAATGCGAAAACAATTACAGATTGCAAAATTTACAAAGAATTAATGAATATGCAAAAAAATACAGAAAAAACAATATTCAGAAGTCTTTGTTTTACTCCGCTAAATTTAGAGCTAAAGAAAACAATCTTAATTTTGACATTGAATTAGGGGATATCATTATTCCAGATAAATGTTCAGTTCTTGGAATTGAAATCTCAACATCAAAAGAAAAAAACAATAGTCCGTCTTTAGATAAAATCATACCATCACTTGGCTACACTAAAGGAAATGTAAGGGTAATTTCTTGGAGGGCAAATTGGATTAAAAATAATATGACATCAGAGGAAGTGGAAAAATTGTACCATGACTCACGCAAAAAATGGAAGTGCCGTGGAGAGAAGTCAATGAAGTAAATTAACAACTAATTAATAAATCTATGGAAAACGAAAACGAAAAAGCAGAGTCCAGCGTTACTGGATACGGAAACCCATCATTGGACGCAGATCCGATTGATGAATCAACTGAATCGCAAATTGATGCATTGCTTGACGATGCATTGAGTGGAGTTGAGCCAGTGTTTGCAGAAGAACCTGAATCAAGCGAAACGGAGGAAATTGAACCAATCGAGGAAACGCGAGAGGTTGCTGAATCTACGGAACATTCTGATACTCCAGAAGCACCTTTAACTCCAGAGGTCGAACTGGATCCAGAAATTGCGTCAATCGAGCAACCCCGCAATCTCTCTGAGGTTAATCGCTCCAACTGGAGAAAGTTGCAAGAGACAGCATCCACATACAAGAAGCAAGCCGAGGAAACAGAGCAACTGCGGCAACGTGTTGTGGAGATGGAATCACGTCAGCAGGAATTTAAAGCACCTGATGATTACGACGAGTTGAAAAAATTCCGTGCAATCTTTGACATTAAGAATGATCCTGAATTCCAGTCGAAATACAATCAACCTATTCAGTCTGCCAAAGAAAACATCTACAATATCCTTCGTAAAAACGGAGCAAGTGAAGATGTGATTGAATCTATTGAAAAAGCAGGTGGGCCTGATGCAGTTGATCAAGGTTGGTGGAAAAACAACGCAATTGACAAACTGCCACTGACTGATTCAGAACGCCTTAAACGCAACCTTGTTGATGTGGTGGATCTCAAGGAAAAGCAAGAACAAGAAATTGAAAATGCCGCTCAAAATGCGGAGCAGATTCTTGAGCAAAGGGAGCAAGAGAAGGGTAAGTGGTATCACCAAGAGGTGGAGCAGATCGATAGACACATCGATGACCTAACAAAAGAGTTGCCGTGGGCTAGGTATGCAGAAGCACCGAAAGATGCAACTCCAGAAAAGCTACAACAGGTTCAAAGGCACAACGCGCAGGTGCAATCCCTTGCTGAGAAGTTTAACTCTGCCCTGTGGCCCACCAACGCGCAAGAACGGGCTAATGTTGCAGCAGCAGCAGTATTCTCCCACGTCCTTACTGAGCAACTACGAGTTGAGCAAGAAGGAAAATCTAAATACATGGCAGAATTGAAATCGCTGCGTGAAGAGAACAACAACCTAAAAGGTGCAGGTAAGATGCCAAAGCAAACCATCACTGGTCAGCATAGCATTAAATCTAGCCTAAATGACCGATTAAAAATGAATTCTATGGATGCCATTGATCTTGGGCTTGATGAAGCACTAGGTGGTTAAAGTATACTAAAGTTATACAGTTATACACAAAAGCATATATAACTTAATATAGTTAAAGCCACATTATATCTATGGAACCAAAAGTTTCACCTGACGAGCGCATCACAATGAATGCATTGGATTCTTTCGATCCATTTGCAAGACAAGGACAAGTTCAGAAACCACAACCACAACCAGAAATAAATAAAGAACAACGAGACTTTTCACATCTCAACGAACCTATGATCAAATTAGACAGAAAACCTAAACGCAGACGTAAACCAGTTCCCAAGGTGCTAGAAAAGATGGAATTACCAACTCCAGAAGAAATTAAACAACCGATTATCGAAGATGTTGCCGAAAAAGTACCATTTAACGATACTCTACAGTCAAATATCGTAGAATCCCGAACCAATGAGGGGTTGCCATCGTATCGTGCAGAGTTTGCAGGAAGGGACATTTTCGTTGGTTTTTCGGCTAATAAAGCTACAAATCCCATCACTACGCTCGCTTTAATCAACATTGCGCTTGATTTCGGACGGGATAAGATCCGATTTGACGTTTCTAGCGACGAAAATAATTTTTATAAGTCAAGAAATGACCTTGCGGAGAAATTCCTAGCCACGGACGCAAAATGGTTGCTGTTGTTGGACAATAATATCATCCCATCCATCGGTAGACCGCAGTGGGCAAAGGCAACAATTGGTGCTGCTCGAAATATCCACGATTCGCACCTCCAGAAGCACATTGTGCATCGTTTAATTGGAGCAGGAAAGTCACTTGTTGGTGGAGCGTACTTTGCTAACTTGGACGATGCCTCAATCGATTGTTCAAAGTCAGATTTGGGTAAAAAAGCACGGGTCTGCACGGATTCCGTTGAGGCAGTTGACTGGGTGGGTAGTGGATGCCTGTTAATCCATCGTCGGGTGTTTCAGGATATCAAGAAAAAGTTCCCTGATATCAAACACGGGCCTTTTTACCCTGACGATATTTCATTCTGCAAAAAGGCAATGGAAGCAGGGCATCAACCGCACATTGATTTGGGTGTTCCAGTATTCAACGTAGGAATTAAGGCATACTAATGAAACCAAAAATCTACTCATATTACGAGAGTGTGCAACTGCGTCCACAGGACGAGCAATTCGCTTGTGCAAACGTGTGGAAATCGACTTGGGAAGCTCAGGGATGGGAACCAGTGATGCTGAATAGGTCACACGCGCAAGGATCCCCTCTCCACCTCAAGCTAATGACGAAATTAACTCGACTCGCTCCAGTTCTCCCCAACGAGTTGCAAAATAATTTTGCTTTCATTTGCGCTCGTTTTTCGCGTTGGTGTGCGCTTCATGCTGCTGGTGGTGGATGGATGAGTGATTATGATGTTGCTAATATTTCATTCACTCCGCAACTCGCTGAAGAGGTTGAAAAGACTGGATCATTACTTCTTTTGTCTGGGAAACCATCATATATCTTCCATACAACTAAAGAAATGTGCGCTCACGTTATAAACACAATACTTTCCAATGATCTTCATGTGGGTGGAGTGTTAAAAAATGAGGATACTATTTTTAACGAATCTGGGAAACTGGATAAAATCGAAGCGAATTTAATTCACGCAAAACTAGAGAATAATATTCCGAAATCTCAGTACCTAAAAAATATTTTAAATATT